CATCATCAATATGCATACCTTTAACCCACTCAGTAACCAGTGAGCTCGACGCGATTGCTGAACCGCATCCGTATGTCTTGAAACGAGCATCTCTAATAATACCATCTTCGTCTACCTTTATTTGTAACTTCATTACATCACCACAAGCTGGTGCTCCCACCATACCTGTACCTATTGTAGGATCATTCTTATCAAACGATCCTACATTACGAGGATTTTCATAATGATCAATTACCTTATCTGAATATGCCATTAATTTGGTACTAGAACAATAGTATATTGATTTGTCTTAGGGTCAATCATTTGAGCATAATGATAGCCAGCTGGGGGATTAAGTGTTCCAGGAGGATTTACATAAACTACTGGTGGGGGTGTAACGTATACTGGTTGTTGTTCAACTACGACATTTGGACGACTTAATTCGTATCCAATGACTCCACCTACTACAGCTGGAGCGACCCAACCCATACCGTATCCACCTCTATAACAGCAACCGCCACGATAACGAAATCCTTCATGGGCCGATGCTGTTCCTATCAGTGCTAACAATGATAAAAGTAAAACTGTCTTTTTCATAATATACTCCTTGGACGTATAATAATATAACGCCTTAGACTAATATTTAGTTGACTTACTTGGCTTCTTTTCTTGCGTTCTTAACTGCGGTAACATCGTTACGAGTTTCTTTGCATAACTTAGCCAATTCTTGTAAATGCTTACGCACACGAGTACCTGCGGCTGAAACGCCTTTGTCGTAGAACTTTTCGAAATCTGATTCCATTGCTTCTACTAGTGTTGTGAATTCTGAATATTTTGACATTTGATTCTCCTTAAAATGTGCTATAGTAATTTAGCACATGTTAGGGTAATTGTCAACAAACCTGGCTTTTAGGGGTGTGCAAACACGGTTGTGCTAGCCGAACCTATCGAAATACCTAGTCCGGTCACTGCTCCGGTCACTGCCACAGGTTTATTTTCGGCAAACACTGTCTGTGAAAGAGTATTAACAATGACATCTCCGACATTTGGTGGGCCGCCTACTGTACTTAGATTTATGCAAGCGGTAGGTCTATTTTCAGTAATAACTGAATTGGCTCCCACAGCAATAATACCACCTGCATGATCTTGCCCAGCTCGGGCCACTCCGTGTAATCCCATTATGTTGGTCCACCTTTGGTTTTATCTAATGCTGATTGGACACTAGGTGGTAGTAAAGCCACTATTGAATCCTTGTAGGAACCTAGCCAATTGCCCACAGTTTGATAGATACCTGAATTTAATATCCAAGTGTTTACTGTACTAATAGCTTTAGAACTAACAGATACTACCGCACTTTGTACCTTGCCTGCGGAATCTAACTTTGCACCACTGCTTACTGCTGTTGATAATTGTTTTTCTTCAGTCGGTAATGAAGGCTTATCTGGGCTTGCGGCTTGATAGTAATTGTTACTTTGCACGTTGCTTGATGTGCTATGATTTAACACACTAGCATGATGAGATCGAGCTACTGCAAGTGCCCCAATGGCAATATTCAAATTACTCAAAGAACTTGCAAGTGCTTTTTTAGTATCAGCTATTCTAGTGAGACTAGAGTTGATTCCATTTAAACTAGCGGCCAGCGATCCGGGTGGAACTGAACTGTCACCTATGACTGCTATTAATTTGCCAATCATAGTTAATATGGTTGTCATTTCGGCACCAACTGCTAGACCATACGTATCAGTAACTGTGCATGTTACCGGTACGAACGCTGGTAATATCGCCGGAATTGGAGTATTAGTAGTTCCAGGTTGCGGAATAGCTACAAAGTTTTGTATCTGACCATAGGCCATTAAGTTGGTCCGCCTTTAGCTTTGTCTAGTACTGATTGCACACTAGGTGGTAGCACTGATATTAGTGAATCCTTTGCTTGGTTTGCCCAACCGGCTACTGTTTGATACGCACTGGTTTCACCGATCCATTGTCCTAGTGATAGAGTATTTGTTGTAACAAATTGTCCAATAGCTCCTTGAGCAACACCTGCCGCATGCAGTGCCAGTCCGCTGGTAACTCCGGCTTTTAATTGATCTTCTTCTGAGGGCAAACTAGGAGGAGGCAATCCAGAACGTTCTAATGCTTCTGCTGTTGCCTGCACTTGATAGTTATTTGTTGTTATTTGGTTAGCGGCCGCATGTGCAGTGATAGAAGTTAATGCAGATGTACTAACTGCCATACTGCCAATAGCAATATTAAGATCACTAATAGATTTAGCTATTGCCTTGTCATAGTCGGCTATTCTAGTAAGACTAGAGTTAATACCACTTAAACAAGCACCTATGCTACCCGGTAGTGCAGGAGCCGGAGGAATACCTGGTCCATATAAGGTAGCTTGAAGAGTATTTAAGGCAGCGGTAATTGCAACTGTTTGTAAGGCTATTGCGGCAGCCGCATCGTCAGTAACAGTGGCCGTACCCGGCCCGGTCATTGTAACTACACTTGGCATAGTTTATCTCCTAATAGTGATATTTATGCTAGTTTTATGCCAGTTGTCTGTTCTGTGTAACGATCTGCGGCATCTTTGATAGTTGGTGCTAGGACCATTACTGTATTACGGTTAATACTAATCTCAGCATCTGGATCTGTAGTAAACAAAAATGGAACTAGTCCGATCCCATCTTTAGTAGCTGTTAGACACAATGGCTTGCTAACCTTAACAGATATTGGACCTTCTTCAATTAGTTTTGCTACAATTTCTTCACCGGCAGTTGTTTTGATTGTTACAACTTCACCAGCTGATATACCTTTATTAATAAGCATAATTATCCTTCAAAATGTTTTTTGAGTTCTGTGAACCCGCCTATTAATTTATCGTCTAAAAATATTTGTGGTACAGTTCTGGCATTAGGTACTGCTTCTAATAGTTGTTCACGTGTATATTCTTTATTGATATTGCGTTCTTCGTAATCAATGTTTTTTAGTTTTAGTAGACTCTTTGCTTGCTCGCAGTACGGGCACTGATTTTTGCTCCAAACTATTGCTTTCATTCTTCTTATCCTTCTTAAAAATATTATCCCAGTTACTTTCAAAAGTCTTGCGATCGACACTGAAAGGTCTGGACTTGCTTCCTTTACCTGCCATCATGAACTCCTATTATAGTGCTGGTAGGGCATCATAGTCGATGCCTTCACTCATCACGCCAATCACATAATTGGTTGATTCGCTTTCTTGTAGTGCTGTTTGTTTTTTACTTGTATCAACGTGTTTGTTAAACCAAGGAATAGGTGTACTACGTGGTGCGGCCTGTTGATATTTGATGCCAATTTGCTTTAATGCATCTACCGCTGTATAGTCCACAAAGTCTTTAAGGATATTTGCATTAAGACCAATAACTGGACCTTTCTTAAACAAGTAGTCTGCCCATTGCTTTTCCTCACGGATAACATCTACGTACATACCATACACTTCTTGTTCACAGTCGATCTTAGCCTGTGCGAAACGTGTATCTTCTTTGACCACTTGATTGATTAGATAAGCTGTCCAACCTTTGTGTAGCAATTCGTCCTGTAAGATCAAACTGATAATGTTACCATTACCGATAAAAATCTTGTTTTCTACCATTGCAAGAGAAGTTGCAAATGATACCATGAAGCGGAAGGCTTCGAGGGCGTAACTAGCATTAAGAGCTAACCAAATGGCCTTGATATGTGTTTGTTCATCGATTGTTTCACCAGATTCTTTTTGGCAATTAATTAAATGCAAATCATCATAATACTTGCCTACACTTGATGCCATACTGATAATCTCTTGTGTGTCATGGATAGTATTAAACACATCCTTGGGCACATTGTAGATGTTACGAATTATGTGACTGTAGCTCTTGCTGTGGATGTTGGTTTCAAAGAATCCCCAGTTGTACATGAGGGCTTCGACTTCTGGTAAGGAACACACTGGAGTAAATATCTGCGTTGGTCCTCTACCTTGAAGACTATCAAGTGCCGTTTGGCGTAATAAATTGCTGGTAAAGATATGTTTAATTGCATCGCTCGCGTCCTTAAAGTCATTGGCGTCTTTACTAAGACTAATCTCTTCGGGTTGCCAGAAGAAGCCTCGGGCTGTCGCTTCAAAATCTGCAATCTTACGATATTTAGTCTCCTCAAATCTCTGTATTGTGACTGGACCTGCAGGATCTAAGAACATCTT